TCCCAATAAGACTCATCACCGAATCCTTCTGGTTTTGCATGAGTTGGTGTATCTGGATGCATATAATCACCTTCCATTGGTCCTACGAAGTTCATATCATATTCTTCAATTCCGTGAGGTATTTCTTGTAACTTCATTGTTAAATCATTTAATTTACAACTGATTTCGTAAATCATGTCATATACTTCAATTCTTGGATCTATCATAGTTTTAATCTCCTTTAACTACCTTTATCATAACGATTCTATATCATTATACCTATATTTATTGGGATCTAAGAAGTTACCGGAAATTGGACTAGAATTTTGCGAGGTCTCTGACAGCTCTAAGTACGTTAGATAGCATGCCAAAGTTGTTGCTTGCTTTTTCTAATAACTCGTTGTTTGGTCTAGTTGATAAAGCAGATTGCAGAAAAGCTATTTGACCCATTTGACTGTAGTATGTATTAGTTGGCCATTTCTTTTTCTTAATTTCCCAAGCATCAATGAATAGGCATTCCTCACCAATAGCTCGGAGTATTGGTTGTCTAGATTTACCTCTAGGTACCGATTGGGCTTCTAATATTTTAATAGCAACGGTTTCTCTGCCAATGTCGGTGCGTTCAATTGTACGGGCAATAGTAAACACAAGAAAATGTTCTACTTCTGGGTCTAAGTATACAGGAGTAACACTAGTTGCTTCAGTTACTAATTCCCACCCTGCTCTGATGTAAGGGTTCCAGTCTGTCATACTAATATTTAGTTAAATTTTACCTTGACCTAAGGTGCTTAATCCGTTAAGCCATAGTACAATATCGTTGTTTACGAGTCGTACCTCAAGGTAATCAGCTTCTCCAAATAACCTTAGGTAACCAGCACCAATATAATAGGGCCATTCGCAGTGACTTTGTAATCCTATTAAATGTCCAGCAGTTAAACGAAATTGTGCAGGTAGTTGAAAAGAATAATGTGTAAAATCATTACGCATCAGATGCCAACCAAAACTAGTAAGCCTTAGTCCCTTTTGTCTGCCCTCTTGGTAGTTTTTAAACATACTATACGGAGTGACCTCCGTATTATCCCATATGCCTTGTCGTTTTTCTAAACCAGAATAATGGCCAACTATTTTATTTGCTAGATCCATGCTCGACAATTTTCCTGCCATTTTTTAATTCAATAACTGAAAAATCATTAGCTCTAAATAACTTGTTTAATCTATCTGACAAATTAAATGCATGTCCTGGATTAGAGAAAGAAACCTTCTTATACTTAGGTCCTGGATACGAAACAAGTGAATTTAAAGTTCGCAAATTAATAGGTTTGTCTTTATAAAACACTGCATAGATTGCATCGGCAGAAAGCACTTCTTCTGCTTTATAAGTTGTAGGGTTTGTATATGTTAATAATACTGTCGGTTTAGGTCTGCTCATAGTTATTTCCTCTAACAGTATTTAGCCTATTAATACCGTTAAGTATACTTATAACTTATCCATATACGGAACTTAACCACTCCGAATGATGTTGAGCCTGATCTACTGCTTTCTGCATATCATGTTTACCGCAGAATTTCATAAAATGTATTCCAACTCCAGACTTCTTAGGTACTTGCACTGCTTCTGCAATAGTAGCATCAAGCTCTGCAATAATATTATCTGGTTGCTTATGTAAATCAATAATACTAACATTGCGTTCGTAATCATCTCTAACTACATGTTCAACACCTTCATGATCAGTCCAACGTTGCAACATTAAGTTATTCCACATAAACCCTTTGTTATCTCTATCTGCAAATGCTTCAATAAGACCTACTTTATTTTTAGTACCTTTTGTACGAACACCAGGATAAGCACTAAAGATGTTATCTGACGTATCACCACGCATACACTTCTCAAATAACATAAAGTCAGGCTGTGGAGCCGCTTTTACTTCTTTTGTTTTCTTATCTTTAACTGGCTTACCTCTATCGTCAAAGTATCCTTCGATAGTAGTCTTAATACCAGTTATTCCATTAAACAAATCAACATTAGGTGCAATTAATTGTTCAAAATCTTTGTCACTTGATACAATAACATGTTTATCATTAGGATGTAAGTCAATCCAACGTGCAATTAAATCATCTGCTTCAACACCAGGATTTTGCAATACTGTAACATTAGTACGTTGTGTTAGATATTCTTTAAACGTATCAAAGCTCTCCCAAAAGACCTTTTCGTCTTCTTGTTCACGAACTGTAAGTTTATCCCTAGCGACTTTACGTTGTGCTTTGTAAGGTTTATAAACTTCTTTACGCCAACTACGTCCTTCGAAGCAACAAACTACATGAGTTGCTTTTTGTTCACGCCATTGCTTTAAGATACTAGCAAATATAATATGATAGCTCATTGCAACTCGTTCTTCTGATGTTCCGTGACGTATTACATGCCTGGCACGAAAAAACAAGTTCGCCGCATCAACTAGTAAAAAAGACATATGTAACTCCTAAAGTTTTAGTACTTAATTAGTATAACATAGCATAAATGTAAAGTCAACCTTTATTTCTTTCTTTAAAGTTGATCACTGCTGATTTAATTGCATCTTCGGCTAATACACTACAATGAATTTTAACTGGAGGTAATGCTAATTCAGATGCTATATCTTTATTTGTAATTGTGTTTGCTTGGTCTAAAGTTTTACCTTTTAACCATTCGGTTACCAAACTTGAACTTGCAATAGCTGATCCACAACCAAATGTTTTAAATTTAGCATCTACTATTGTCTCGTTATCTACTTTAATTTGTAATTTCATTACATCACCACAAGCAGGAGCTCCTACTAATCCAGTTCCTACTGTTGGGTCAGATTTATCAAACGTACCTACATTACGAGGGTTCTCGTAATGATCTAAAACTTTGCTACTATAAGCCATAATTTATGGTCCTCTTCTTTCTAATAGCTATTTATGTATATTTTTAGATACCTTGAGTTCGTTTTGGCTTAGTTGTTGCCCTAAGTGTTAAGTACTCTCTTAGACGTTCTTCATTAAAGCAATATGTTTTGCCAGGGCCATTGAATTGTTCTTTGTATAATTGTTCTATCCTAGTAAGGTTTGCTCTGGCTGACGTTTGGCAATGTTCTAGGCTTGTAAAGTTTGGTTCAGTTAGTATAAAATGTTCCGATGTGCCGTCAGGGGCTACATGCATTGCTACTAACACTATTAACCATTTCATAATTGGTTCTGTGTTTTCTCGTTAGTACGAATTCTGTTACCATCTGCAATAGCCGAATCTTGTGCGGCTCCATCCATACTAACGTTTGTACAAAGGTCTGTAAACCATTGATCGACTACTGACTCTGGAGTAGGACCATAATAGTTTGCCTTAATTAGGTGTTTAACAAATGCAGGATTCCATTCTAGTTCAAAATAACCTTCTTTTGGATTATCCTTATTAATATCACAAGTAATAACATTAACCCAGGGTTCCTTGCTGTCTTTCATTTTCTCAGACATTGGTGTAACTACTGCCGCCGGAGTCTTCTTAAGTTTTTCTTTAATCCAGTTAATCATTGTCATCTCTTTCTCGTGCTTCCAGTTGTGTTATAATAGAGTTTCTTTCTTCATCAGTATACTTTCGCCAACCAATTCTTTCTTCGTCGGTGCGATAGCAACCGATACAATATTCTCCATTAGGACCATACCCTGCTACGCATATACCCTGGCATGGGTTAGTATCAATTGAATGTGACATTTTACTCCTTGTAAGAAGTACCAGACCCCTAAGGGCCTGGTTCTTGCTTTAGTGCAGGACTGCTCCGTCCTCATATAAATTTATACCCATTACTCGAAGTAGATTCTCCATTTCGATTGGTACATCTGATTCTTGTTTACCTTGAGGAATAAAAATTCCTTTAACATGGCCATCATCTCCAAAGATTAATGCCCAGTCATTGTCTTCCATTATGTCGTCTAGTCTACCTTTTACTTGCATTTTACTATCTCCCTTTTAAAAGTTTTAGTCTTTGCAAGGTACTCCAGCTGTAACCGGACCAACAGATCCATCATCTTTGATCTGTTTGAAATAAAACTTATCTCCGTTTTTTAGTAATAGCTGATCAATTGGACGGAACGCCTGAGAACCATCTGAACCTGGGTTGTTAACTACTTCGTGACAACCTACCCAATCCCATGAAGCTACATCTGCTTTTGATGTAATAACTGCATAATTGGGTCCAGTACAAGCGGATACGAGAATTATCGAAGTTAAAACTGTCATTACCTTAATTGTATTCATCTATTAGAAATCCTTTTCTACATTAGTTTTAATTGCTTTAAGCAAGCAACACTATTTATGTTCCGATAGCATTACCAAACAAGTAAACATGAACCCTTGCGGCAACATTGTATCCTCGTTTAAATGCTTTTTCTGCAACCGCACCTGCTGTTGCATGTTGTTCTTCTTCTCTAGCTCCTACGGGCATAACCCATACAGGCCACATAACGCCAGCTTTCCTAAACTGACTAATAACCCCTTCCATTTCTTCCCAATGTTCTTCTTTATGGCCTACTACAAACTTTAGTTGACCTGTTTTTGATAAATTATAATACTCTGCAACTGTCTCAGGTTTAATTGCCTTTGAAGCTTTTTCTCCTGCTACAGACCAAAGTTTAGGACTACAAGAAAAGAATATTTCAGTATCTATTGATTCTACCCAATTCTTAAAGTCGTTGCTTAATTCCTGTGTACCATTAGTTTCAAATGTCATACTACCTGGCAAATTATTTTGCTTTAGTAATTCATTATATATTCCAATAACTGCACGTTGTCCGGTAATCATAAGTGGCTCACCGCCTGTAACACATAAATGTTGCTTATATTGTGAAACAGGATGTAAGAACAAACCTTCTGGATTACTATCTGTTCTGATAATGTCAATAATTTTGTTTGCTAATACTTCAGGCTCTTCATGTCCCATTAGGCTCTTAAATTTCTTTGCCCAGGTATAACTGCTATCACAACCTTTGTCCCAAACAGGTAAGTCCTCAACTCTACTTACACTTGATACATCAAAATCTTCAAATGGTAGTTCGTATGTGCTAGGATCAGTTGGATCTATTTGCCCAAAGC